ATTTATATAAACGATTTCCTAAAGCAGATGAAGGTTTTATGACAGAAAAGAAAATTGCCTTAGTTAAAAACGAACATATTGGTAAATTAGCGCTTGAAATGGGACTTCAAAAATATTATGTTATTTCGAGACATGCTGAGGAGAAAAATATTCGCAATAATTTAAAAAAATTGGGGTGTTTGTTTGAAGCATTTATTGGCGCAATTTTCCTTGACTATAATCGCATTTCTATTAAAGATGAATATGGGTGGTTTGAAAATGTATTTAAATGTGGTCCTGGACTACAAATGGCGCAAACATTTGTTGAAAATGTCTTTGAAAAGCATGTAGATTGGACAAACTTAATTAATAATGATGATAATTATAAAAATAAACTACAAGTAATTATTCAAAAAGAGTTTAAAATTACGCCTGACTATGTTGAACTAAAAACTCCTAAATTGGATGACACAGAAGACAATGATAGATTATATGTGATGGGTGTATACATTTGTTTTGGTCAAAATATTCATAATGCTAAAATTAGTGATGCTAGTACATTTGATAGTCTTGGTTCATTTAAAAGCATTCATGATTGTCTTGAAAAACAAGACAAATTATTAGTATTTTTGACTAAAGCCGAGCACAAAATTAAGAAAAAGGCTGAACAGTTAGCGTGCGACCAAGCTATTCAATTGTTTGAAAAACTGAGTTAATCTTTTAATATAACGTTAATATATAACATTATGAATTTATGTAAATATAGAGATAGCTTTGGTAAAGTTGGAACAGGTGTTCATTCATTAAGGTTATTTAATATTGCTGTAGTTGATACATTATTAACATTGTTGCTTGCTTATATTATAAATAGCTATTTGAAAAGTAATTTACTAGTAATATTTTTTTTATTAATCATACTTTCAATAGCTATTCATAAAGCTTTTTGTGTAGAAACCACTCTCACAAAAATGTTTTTTTCTTTTTAAACGTTGATTAGTTATTATAAGTATAAGTATAATAAGTAAAATATTAAATACACTTAATATATATTATTTAATTATATATAATATATAATAATGGCAAATGAAACTTTACAACAATTAAAAATTAAACCATTACCAAAAGCACAAGAACAATTTAATATTATACTAAATATACCCAAAGAAGGAGTTGCACCGCATATTATTGATAAAACATCAGAACAATTAATAAATAGAGACCAATTTTTTTCTAGTATTCAAGAATATTTAGAAGTCGTACAAAAAGGCTATAAAAAACTTTCTAAAATGGCAAATAGTAAAGGCGAGGAAGTAGTAGACGCAATTAAAGACGCAATTAAAGATCCACTAAATGACGACATAACAACTAGTAAAAAGGACCCGAAAGTAGGCGACCCGAAAAATAGTTTTAGTCAAATTGTAAAAACAAGTGCTAAACTTATTATTACTAATCCGACCGAGCAAACTATTAAAAAATCTAAAATTAAACTTCCAAGCAAAGAGAGATTAACACCTAAACCAGGAACACCGGATATGGACAAGGATAAGACTATAAAACAAGAAACAAAAGGTAAAACTATTGATGAATCCTTAGTAATTCCCAAAGATTTACGTATTGGAAAAACGCTTTATTTAAATAGAATTCCTAAGCTAGAACCAAATATATTAATAAAAGCGCCTTCTTATTATTTGGATAATAGAGAGATGTTTATTAGTTTTATCAATTCGCTTTTTGAGCCTTTTAAGCAACAATTATTAAAAGAAGAAGCGCAATTAAAAGCGGGGAAGTCGTCTGTTAGCTGTGATAGTTCAAGTTCTAATGACTTTTCTCTCTTAACTCATCAAAAAATTGTGCGAGATTATATAAATATATATACTCCTTATAGAGGATTATTATTATATCACGGTCTTGGTTCAGGCAAAACATGTTCTTCTATTGCGATTGCGGAAGGCATTAAAAATGACAAACAAATATTAGTAATGACACCCGCGTCTTTAAGATCTAACTACATTGAAGAGTTAAAGAAATGTGGTGATTATTTATATAAAAAAAATCAATATTGGGAATTTATTAGCACAAAAACGCACCCACAATATATTGAATATTTAAGCACAATTTTGAAGCTGCCGCAAGAATATATTAAAACTAACGGTGGCGTATGGTTTATTAATATTAAAAAGCAACCAAACTATGATATATTAGATTTTGAAGATCAGCAAAAAATTAATAGTCAATTAGACAAAATGATTTCCTATAAATATCAGTTTATTAACTATAACGGATTACGTAGTTCCCACTTAAACGGACTAACAAATGGCGGAACCCTTAATCCTTTTTCCAATAAAGTAATTATTATTGATGAAGCCCATAATTTTATAAGCAGGATTGTTAATAAACTTACTCGCAAAACCTCGTTATCAATGAAGCTTTACAACTATTTAATGGATGCTGAAAATTGTAAAATCATTTTATTATCAGGAACACCAATCATTAATTATCCAAATGAAATCGCAATATTGTTTAACATATTACGCGGCACGCTGCGCACTTATACTTGTAAATTGTTAATTGATAAAAAACCTATAACAAAGGAAAATTTAGAATCACTGTTTAGCAAAGCAAATGTGTTAAGCTATATAGACACTATTGACTATAATGCAGTAAGTTATGAACTTAGTATTACTCCAAATCCATTTGGCTATATTAAATCTGGAGCAAACAAAAATAAACTAGTTTACAGCAATGAACTGCTAACTAGCGCACAAATTATAGAAAAAATAACAAGCGCGTTAGAAGCACATAATATTAAAATAGCCAATAATAAGATCAATGTTGGTGGTTACAAAGCGCTTCCTGATAATTTTGATGAGTTTAAATCTCTCTTTATTAACCCAAACAATACTATAAATAATCAATATATGTTTAAAATGCGAATAGTAGGGCTCACATCTTACTTTAGAAGCGCACAAGAGCAATTAATGCCTAGCTACGACCATTCTAATCCTGACGACTTTAAAATCATTAAAGTTGCAATGAGCGATTTTCAATTTGGAATATATGAAGAAGCTCGCGTCCAAGAGCGCAAGTTAGAAGAAGCAAATAAGAAGAAAAAATCTAAAAAAGGCAAAACTGGTGCGCAAAATGATGAGCTATATAATGATAGCGCCTCAACATATCGCATATTTTCCCGCGCGTTTTGTAATTTTGTATTTCCTAAACCCGACATCGTCCGTCCTATGCCAAATAGCGAATCAACTGTTGAGTCAGCATTAGACGCAATTGAAGAAGATATAGACAATTCTATTATTGCGAAAAATATATCCGAAGAATTATTAGATGACTTGACTAGTGCGGAAAAAATAAATAATATTGATGGAAAATATGACGCCGACGATATTAAAGAATTGGAAAAAGACCACGCCCAGACAAAATTAAGCGACAGCTCATATGGAAAACGTATTGCCGAAGCACTAAAAGAACTTGAGCGCAATTCAGGCAAATATTTGTCTAAAGTTGGCCTACAAAAACATAGCCCCAAATTTCTACATATTTTAGAAAATATTATTGACGATGATCATAAAGGTATTCACTTGCTTTATTCACAGTTTAAAACACTTGAAGGCATCGGCATCTTTAAGCTGGTTTTAAAGGAAAACAACTTTGCCGAGTTTAAGTTAAAGAAAAATGAAAAAGGCGAATTTATTTTGGGGCTTGCGCCTGAAGATGTTGGAAAGCCGATGTATGCGTCTTATACTGGCTCAGAAACACCAGAAGAGCGCGAAATTATTAAAAATGTGCTAAATAGCACTTGGAAGCTTGTGCCTTCTTCATTGTTAAAATCCATAATGGAAATAGCAAGCGACAATTTTTATGGACAACTAATTAAAGTCTTGATGATTACTTCTTCTGGTGCCGAAGGCATTAGTTTGAAAAATGTTCGCTATGTTCATATAACTGAACCTTATTGGCATCCTGTGCGAACCCATCAAGTAATTGGTCGCGCTCGTCGCATATGTAGTCATAGCGATTTACCTAAAGAACTCCAAACAGTTAAAGTATTTTTGTATTTAATGATATTTAGCGAAACACAATTGTCTAGTGATTTGTCTATTGAATTGCGCTTAAAAGACCTTTCTAAAAAAGATAAGAAACAAGTTATTACCAGCGACGAATATTTATACGAAATATCCAGTATTAAAGAAGAAATTAATGCGTCATTATTAAAGAGTGTAAAAGAATCCGCAATTGATTGTGCTATTCATACTCGCTCATCCAGCAAAGAGAACGACCTTAAATGTTTTGTTATTGGTAATCCTCGCGAAGATAAATATGTATATACTCCCAATATTAGTAATCAAGACAAAGATGAAGGTATGAAACTCAACAAGAAAACGGAAGTCGTTAAATTAAATGAACTTACTATAAATGGAATAGTATATGCGTTTAATAAAGAAACCAAAGACTTATATGATTATGACAGCTACTTAAAGCAAGAACTTTTGCTTTTAGGCAAATTAGTACAACAAGAAGACGGCACACACAGATTTCAGAAATTATAGTAGACCCAGTTTTTCCATAATCTTTTGCTGATTAGTCATTAATGTTATTAGTTTTTCATCAATAGATAGTAATAAACTTTGATTGTCCTTTTTTTCTGGAACAGGTTGAATAGTGTGTAAGAGTTCCTCAATTGTTACAATCTTCTTTTTAGAGATTTGCGGGTCTTGAACAGGCTTTTCTGTAAATAATTCTTTTTCAAAATCATTTAAGTTCACCAATTCTATGTTAATTGGCTTTTCTAACATTTCTAACATTTCTAACATTTCTGGTTTTTCTGGCTTTTTAATTAATGGTTCTTGAATTGGAGTTTTGATGTCTTTTAAGCGTTCTTTTTGAATATTTTCTAATAATTTATCTAATTCACTTGTTTCTAATATGTCATCTTTTATTACCTCAAAATTTACTTGTGGAGGCTCTATTTTTGTCATAAACTCATTAAACGATACTTGCTTTTCTTTATATTGTTTTTCAAATGTTTCTAAAGTCGCCGTTTTAAAGTTGGTTTTTGGATTAGTTGAAGTTAATAATAATTGACTAAAGTTAGCAATATCTACTATTATATTTTGTAAAATAACCTTATTTAATTGTGTAACAAGTGTTTTTATAGTATTTATATTTGTAGTTGACTCTAACATTTCTAAATTAGAATTAACAACTTTTATAATAGCGTTTTCAAATATTGTTTTTACATTGTTAAATTTAGATTGCGGAATTGTTTCAAATGTTTTATTAGAATATAATATGCTCCATAAAAGCTCCTTGTTTTGCTCTCCTAATAATATGTTTGCCATAATGTATTATAATGTATTATACTATATTATGACGTTAGCTTTAACTTAATTTTATTATTTTTATTTACCATATAAAAAAAATATATGCTATTGTTAGTGTCATTAACATTACAATAATAGTATAAACCATCTTAAATTGTATACTATTTATAATCCTATAATTAGAATAACGTTCTACTTCTTGATTAACTTGTTGAAATTGTTGAACTTGTTGTACTTGTTGAACTTGTTGTACTTGTTGAACTATTATTGTATGTTCGTTTACTAATGGTTCTCTACACACAATACATGTATTATTTTTAGAAATCCATTTACTGTGACATTGTTTATGAATATAGTAAATACCACAATGATTTAGTTGTTTTAAATTTGCTCCTTCTTCTAAGCATAGTATACAACTTTGCATCTTTAATATATTATAAAGTTATTTATTAATAAGTCTTAATAGTTAATTAATAAAGTTATTTTTATATTGTTATATATTATAGTATATACTAATATATGTTATATTATGTTCAAATCTTATTAGCATATATTGTGCCACTTAATAACATACATCCACACGTTCCTTTACATTCACATTCACATTTAGACGTCAATTTACATTTAGAAAAATTTAATAATGATTTAAATTTATATCATATTGGAATTAGTTTTAAAAATGAAGACACAATGTTGAGATATGATTATCGACCTTTTTGTGACCCTACTAAATGCGAATATAAAACAAGTTCTACTATTATTAGCTCGCCGACTAATGAAGTAATATTAAATAGCGAATTAAGGTTTGTAGACAAACTATATAGATTTTATATTCCTGAAAATGTTCCAAATAAAACCATTTATTGGGGGCAAACAAGTAAAACACTTGAAGAAGTCGTACAATTTGAAAAAACATTACAAAAAAAATACATATTAGGTATTAATGATTGTCGTCATTATGTTAATCGCTTTTCGCGTTGGGCTCTAAATAAACGCACTCCTATTTGGAAATTAGATAAACTATGGAACGTAACTAGTAGTACATCTTTTTTATAATATTTGCACTGTGGGCTTTAATGTGGAATTTAATTTAGCTGTTCGGCTGCGTTGGTTGGGTATTCTTGATGATAGACTCTTGACTGGTGTCTCCACATTCATCGCAAATTTTTTTGCTATCATTTGCATAGTATCATTACTTAGCTTTGCTAAGTATGCTGTTTGTAGATATAACCAATTAATCTGTAGAGTGGCATCAATCAGTATCATTATTTGCATATAATATAATTCTATAAGTATTGGACTTTCTTTATGATATATGTTAAAGTTTGCGTTAACTTGTTCTACAAATGATATTTTATCTTGAGTATTTAATTTTTTAAACATATCAATCATTAAAATTATATTGCTTTTTATACTTTCCATGTTTTGAGTGTCGGTACCGATTAGTAAACTATTAATCTCGCCTAATATTCTGAAAGCATCATGGAGTTCGTCACTTCAGGTGTTTTTAATCGAAATCGAATACCTACGACCGTGCCCACCGCCGAGTTTATTTTTATTAGTAAACTTAGAAATTTTTCTTAGTCTTTTTGTTTTTCGCATTTATAATATAAATATATATTTTATATAATTAAATATTATTTACTAAATAGTAATCTACTTTGTAGTTATTCCTAAAAAGCTTCTTCCAATTTTGCTTGTAGCAAACATACCTAATCCAGAGCCTATTTGTAAATAAAATATATCAGTTTTCTTGGTACAGCAAACTAAATAACCAGATAAAATAATGAAGGCAAAGAAAAACATCCAAAATAAGCGAGTATAAAAATCCATGGTTTATATATATTTTATTTATATTTTATAAATTATATAAAATAAACAGTTATACTATAAATGCGGAAAACCAGAAGAAAAAAAAACTATTTAGGGAAGTCTAAAAGAAGAGGGCGAGGAATCGGCTGTTCTAAACCTGCGCGAAAATCTAAATCGCATAGTAAGTCTAAATCCGCTAAATCTAGACGTTCTAAAACACCAGAAACAGGAGCTAGACACATAGATATATATGAAGATAAAATAATTGCGGCAAAAACTGAACATAAAAGACTAATTGAGCAACTTGATAAGCAAGATTTAACAGACAAAGAGAAATATAAGCTGCATTTAGACAACGCATTAGAGCTAAATAATACGCTACACGAGCTACAAAGAGCAGAAATGTTGCGATTAGAGAAACTGGGACTTGATGGTCCAGCGCGCGGCACACGTAGCCAAACGCATAGTCCAGATTCTACAGTAGTAAGACATCCATATCTTGCCAATGTAATAAAAGATAAAAAATATACAGAAACTGCTATTAAATGGAATAAAGCTGCGCTAAAACGATTTAATGATGGAAAAGACGAAGATTATAAGGAACTTCTTAGAAACAAAGCAGGATGGGATAATGAACGAATGGCACCCGATATGTTAGCCGCGTAAATTTTGTTTTTTGTTTATTGTTTTTAATATTTAGAATTATTTATTTAAATATTAGTATACTATATAAATGCGAAAAACTAAAAGAAGTAAAACTAAAAGAAGAAATAGAAAACATAACTATTTAGGGAAGGCACGAATTAAATATTATTCAATAAAAAAGGGAGGAGGGGGACCGTATTCAAACCGTAGTATAATACCTCATTCGATTCGTAGTGCAACACATCGCTCAAACCGTAGTACAAGACCTCGCTCAAACCGTAGTGTAACGATGAAGGCAGAAGCAGCTTCCAAAGATAACGTGGCTGAAGAAGCCAGAGAACTGAGAGCACTACGGGTAATTATGGCGAATCAAGCAGCTGAGTATGCGGGACGCGCAGGGTATGACTTGAAGAATGCGGAGAGGCAAGCAAAATGGTGGCGTAATCTTGGGACAAATGAGGAGATGGTAAAGGCATGGGATGATAAGGCACAAAATATGAGGGTAGAAGCGAAGACAGAACAGAGGAAGGCAAGGGTAGCGAAAAGGAGAGCGAGGTTGACAGTGGAAGGAGCGAGGGCGACGGTAATAAAAGCGGCAGCAAAGAGGGCAGAGGCTACGGCGGCGAGAAAGGCAAAAGAAGATGAAGAGGCCGCAAGGTGGCGCAGTGATGTACACGCTAACCCACTTGAAATGATGCTTAGGGCAGAAGCTGTGGCGCTGAGGAATAGTGAATATAGTGATAATTGAATTCATTTAGAATTTTTTATTTAAATATTTAGAATTTTTTATTTAAATATTTAGAATTTTTTATTTAAATATTAGTATACTATATAAATGCCCTGTTATGGGTTGAAGAGACGTGGATGTAGGAGGCGCAAGGCGGCCGCGGCAGAAGAGGAAGAGAAGCGCTCGCGTTCAAGTTCAGACTATAGTTCTGATAGTGACACATATGCGAGCGAAAAGAGTGAAAAAAGTAGAGGCACATTACGCAAGACAATAAATGCGTATGGAGAACAAGTAAAGGGCAAAGGCTTTAGGACTAAAGCTAGAAGAAGAAGAAATGGTTCAAAAAAAAGACGTTTGCACAGAAAAAGAACAACAAGACGCTCGCGTAGACATTAATTTAGAGTTTTTCTTTTTATTTAAAAATTGATTTATTATTATACTAGCTCCATAGTTAGTATAATAATAGCAATAACAATGCCTTTTACAAAAGCAAAGAATTTTCTATATAGTAGAACACTCTTCAATATGTTATTTTTAAATGAAGTGGGTCCGCTTGGGCGATGGAGTCAAGAACGATGTGCTATTAAAATTAATAAGAAAATAGATTTGGCTAATGAAGACAATTGTGGTCCTTGTGGTGAATATATATTAACTAAGTTAGAAAGTGTTAATAAAAGTGTAAAAAATACTAACGGTCCGCATTTAATGGCTGAACATGAAGAACTTGAACTAATTAAAACCATTGATAGATTTTAAATAATCTAGGCACTAGAAAGAGAGAAGCTACTCTTTTATGTCATATAGTTCTTGGTTTGCCTGATTAAAATAGATTGTCCTATATTTTTTCATTGTAGCGTCTTTAATTCGTCTTGTTTTAAAATAATTGCTTGTTTTATTTTCTTTTAACAATTCTATTATAAAATAAAGCGCATACATACCACATTGGCCGTCATTATATTGATGAGTAAAACCTTCATTGTCGTCTACTTTTAATATTATATTTTCGTGTTGTGCTTGTTGTTCTACTCTATTAATTAATACTTTTATTTGCTTTGGCATTTTTGTTCCATTACTATCAAAATAAAATATAAACTTTTTATCTAAATCAATAAATAGCGCAATCCAATGTTTTCCAGGCTTATCGTGCGTATCAGTATTAAAAATGACTCCTATTTTGGTTATCTTTTTTTGAATATATTCTTTTAAATTAAAATTACATAATTGTTCCCATACACATGTTGAAAATACTTCTTTAGTATCAAAGTCTATTGGACTGGGGCCAATAAACTTAAAATTGGGATGCGATTTTTCATATTGGTTCATTATTTTTGTTATATCAACACTAGAAAGCCATGTAGATGGATTTGTTATCCACGTTTTTGGTGAAAATGGTTTAAATATTTCTTTTATTAATAATTCGCTGTTGTTAATAGAAGACAACTTGCTTTTTTTAAGCCAACACAGTTCATCATAACACTCTTTGCTTAGCTTGTTTTTGAAAAATTGCCATATTTCTTTACTGTTATTTGTATTAATCTTTTCATCGCTATTGTTATTCCATAGCTCTTTAAATGTTTGTAAATTAGTGCGGGAATAGCAAGTATAATCTTTAAGTTCTGGGTCATTATTATTATTATTTTGTGGAGCGCATTTTAATCTTTTAAATTTTTGTTCTTTATGTTTTCTTACACTTTTGATGCGCTTGCTTAAGTTACGTCGTGACCGCCTATTTTTTCTCCCTTTACTAAATGTAAATTTGTTATATAAATTATTTTTGAAAGTCATAGCACTATATAATAACTATATAATAAGTATATAAAAAGTATATAAAAAGTAATTAATTAATTTATTCCCACTTTTGTGGAAGAATTTTCTTATATAGACTAGTATTTGACTTTTTAGTAACCATTAAATCTATATTGGTTAATTTTTTTGAATTTGAACTATTAGAAGACATTAATTTTAATGTTTCATTTACAATATTAAAGTCATTGCTATTTAATGTAGCTTCTTCTTGTTTTATTGTTTTATAATTATTTGAATAGTCTTTAAGGTCTTCACATATTAAATTTTGAATTTTTGTTTCTTTAAAATGTTGTATTAAATTTAATACATATAGCAAATAATATAGTTTGTGTTTTTCTTGACCTTCTTTATATTCATTATTTTCTAACAATTCCTTTAAGTTACTATTGTTTGTAGCTAATATTTGCTCTTTAAAGCTATTTATATTTTCATCTAAATTATTATATATTGATTTTAGTAAATAATTGTTATTTAGTAAACTATCTATTTTATTTGGCTTAAAGAACCGCTGATGATTTGTTAAATACAATAAATCAATATTGTTTACGGACTCACTCTCTCTTTCTTTTTCTTTTTCTTTTGCTATGTTAGGGACGCTACTAGGCACGCTACTAGGGATGCTACTAGGAACGCTACTAGGCACGCTACTAGGGACGCTACTAGGGACGCTACTAGGCTGTTGACTAATTTCTAAATCTAAAGTCATACTATTTTGCGCTTTTGATTTTAGTTTTTTTTTCTTAGCTTTTTTTTCTTCTTTAAGTTCTTTTGTTTCTTTTGATTCTTTAAGTTCTTTTGTTTCTTTTGATTCTTTATATTCTCTTAAATTAGAAAACATAGTTGTATATTATAATTTTTATTTTAAATCTTTTAATTGAACTCGTGTTGAGTTATAAAATAATTCTTGTCCAATTGAATTTGATAAACTAGGATTAAAATCATTAAACTTTGTTTCTTGAAACAATAAACTAGCTTCTAAATTAACATTTTGTGGCAACTCTTCTATTTTAGTTTCATATAAATCACTTGTGCTGTCTGGAATATAACGCGACTGGTCTGCCTTTTGTAAGGCAAAAAATTGGTTGCGTAATGTTGACTCTTTATCTACATTTGAAGCAAATCCGCAAAAATGTGGCTTTCGTGTGCCTGGAAAAAAGGTAGAACTTACATCATACACATTGTAATTCGCTATTGGTTCTACTGATTTTAGTACGTTATTAATTGTAGGCATTAATGTATATTTAGTATTTACTGGTCTAAATGGAAAGTTCATTGTTAAATTGTTTGATGGAAAGTTTCTAGCAAATAGTTCATTATTGATTGAATTGTTTTTATCATAATTATTAAATGTTATGTTATAAAAATTATTAGGGTCAATCATTATATATAATAAGAACTATAAAATTATTGTTAAATATTATTTATGTTTAATAATATTTAATAAAAAAATAGGAATAAGTTTTAACGGCGACTAAGTTTTAACGACTAATAAGTTTTTAACGACTAATAAGTTTTTATGGTTTAAACGACCTTAACGCTTAGCAAAATTATAATTATTTAAATAATACTTTTTATGTGTTCTTTCGTGTGAATTAAATAATACACACGCCTTATTTTCATTCATTTTATTACGCTGGTGTTCGTAATAACTTTTATTTAAATGCATCAGTTTTCTCTTTTCTAATGTTTTTAAATAATTTATATCAAACATATGTTTCATAATATTGTTATTATTGTGCGTTAGTAAAGATAATAACATAAGAGCTGAACTAGCCATATTTTTCTATAACATAAAATAATAGTATGTATAACTAATTCAATTTTTTTTATATAAGTTAGCGTATTGATTTAGCGTCTTGATTTATTGTCTTGATTGAACAATATAATAAAGATGGCTATTAGATTCTGGTATTGCCTCTTCTTGTAATCGCGTTAAACATGTTTCTAAACAATCTAATGTGTTTTGGCTAAAAGTATGAATTTGAGAATCCAAATGTCTAAAAAAATCATTACGAATATTTTTATGTTTTATCATTTTAGCTACTAAATTTTCATAACTAGTCCAATCATCATTATTACAAAAATTTACTAATGACTGTCTATTGTCACTTCCCCTTGGATGTTTTGATTTACTATAGCTTCTTCCTCGGGCGCGTCTTGTAATTATTCTTTTTTTTCTAAATGATTTGCGTTTTACCATATTTATATATATAAAGTATATTATTATTCAGCTTTTTAAAACATCATCAGATGTTTTATCGTTATTAAACCATATCATTTTTATGGAAGCAATGTGCGCACTAATAATATCATACGATATACTTAGCGCATATAAACTCATTAATTTATAATAGTCTTGATTTTGAATCCAATTTATTACTTCATAATATATATTATAGTTATGTGATATAATTGTAATGTATGGTATAAAATATTGAATAGTTCTAGAACCCACACTTTCAAGTTGAGACCAATGAAGTTGTTTTCCAAACAACTCGTAATTATAATTGTCTAAAATATATTCATCCATAGTTTCATAAGTCTTAATGTCAAAATTATATAGATCTAAATATTTTATAATATTGGCATCGTCCATAACAATAGCTTTAATAGCATTATTCATAGCAGCAAGAGTTTCTTCTTTAAGCATATTATAGTGTAAGTTTATAATATGTTTATGTATATGTTTATATTGTATTTGAATAATTCAATTTTATATTTATGTTATTTATGTTATTTATGTTATTTATGTTATTTATGTTATTTATGTTATTTATGTTATTTATGTTATTGATAATAAAAGCCATTAAAATCCTGTTTTTTATGTTTTGTTAGTTCTTTGTTTATTTCAACAATACATTCACTTGTCGATGTTACATATATGTCGGGTATAAAAGCATGTATGAATGCTTTTAAACAAGATAATAATAATATAAAAGCATAATGTAATGAAACAAACATATGTTCAAAATAACCCATTTTCATTTCCTCTAAATGAGTAGAATGAAAAAACATTTGCTATAACATAGCAAAACAAATAAACTTTAAACTTTGTATTTAAACTATTTGTTTAAATAATTGTTATATATGTGATATAACGTATAGCTTGAATATAATAATATAATTAAACTACCTACTAACTTTCGCGATACATTATAAGGCCAATATGGTAAAAAATATGTTATTGCTAATGCTAATAAACCAAAATAATATATAATATTATTGTATTCAAAGTATTTTGTAATATTTAGCAATGGATAAAAACCAACTAAATGTATAAATATGTTAATAATAAAAATAAACACTAATTTTTCCTGTATGATTTTATAATAACTATCAATTAATCCAACTATTCCAATTAATAAGAAAATTAAACTTACATATTTAATATAAGAATTATAATAATATATTAACACTAACACGCTAGGAAGTAAAACCCAACATAATTCTCCACGCATTATTTTATAATGATAATAATATATATTGTTGTTTTTGAATGTTATTTTCATTTATCCTTATATATAACTAATTTTATAATTCTGAAAAATATTAATATTTAGTTATATATAATGACATCTAAAGTTGTAGGCGAAGGCACGTTTGGGTGTGTATTAAAACCTCCGCTTTTATGTGATGACGCTGGCGTATTAACTAAAAAAGACTATAACAATAAAATATCTAAAATAATGTATAAATCTGACGCAATCAATGAAGAAAGCGAATATAGTTCAATAAATAATATAGTTGGCTTAGAAAAATATGCTATTGCACGTCCTCATTTATGTAAGCCTTTAATGGATAATCGATTTAATAATAGTGTTAAAAATTGTAAAACAAAACTTGTTAAAGCCACATTTGCTAACAACAAAAATGACTTGTTAATGTTGCTATTAGAAGATGGAGGCATTAATATACTTGACTACATTAAAGAAGTATTTCCATTAGAAACATTAAATGCTAAAAAAGTATTTTTAACCTCATTGCTAGGGTTATTTGATGGACTCCTATTTTTTCAAGCTAATAAAATTATTCATAGAGATATAAAAATGCAAAATATGGTATATAATGTTAATACTGGAAAAGCAAAATATATAGATTTTGGACAAATGACTAACTTTAAAAATTTTATTAGAAAATGTAATAATAATACTGAAACATTAGGTGTAAGTCATAGTTATTATGCTTCTGAAAATAGTTGTTCTAATAAAGCAGCGTTTAATTCTAATAGACCTAAATGTATGGCTATAAAAAACCATTTTAAGACACATCGTGAATTTACTAGTTATGTGACTAAATCATTTGACATATATTGTTTAACATTGGCATTATCTAAATTGGCTGATTATTTGCGTTTTAAAAAGCCTGATAAGTTATTTTTTACCAAAATCTATAAAAAACCCGGAACCATTAACCCAGACTTTTTTAAGGAATTTGGAATATTATTGTATTATTATTATCATAATGATGTTACAAAACGAAATATTAATATTGTGGAACTTAAAGAAAAGTACACAAGTTTATTAAAAAAATATAACTATTATTCAAAGACAAGTGAAGAACCATCTGTTGAAGTTAAAGAAGTTATTGAAAAAATAAAGAAAAAAGAGATTAAAGTCGACCTTGCAAAAGTTTGCCCCCCTCATAAACCAGTATTAAACTCTGCTACAAATAGATGTGTTGCTGAATGTAAGCCTGGATTTATTAGAAACAAAAGCTTTAGATGCGTTAAAATGAATTTACGCGGCACTCAAAAGAAGCCAAGCTTAGGCTCTTCACTCACAAAACGCAGATTATGCGAATCAAAAAATAAAGATTATAATCATATTACAAAACGTTGTAATGCTAAATGTCCTAAAAATAAAACGCGTAATGCGCAATTTAAATGCGTTTAAAATGCGTTTAATATTTTATATACTTTTTTGTCTTTCTTTTTGTCTTTATTTTTATATACTTTTTTATATGCTTTTTTGTATACTTTTTTGTCTTTCTTTTTCTCATTCTTTTTCTAATTCTTTTTGTACTATTATATTTTCGTCCTCCAGAAACTGGGTCAGGAACTGAAATAGGTATAAACTCGAATGTTGGGTCTGAACCCTCAGTAATAATACATTCTAAATAACCATGATCTTGTATTTCTCTTTTAAACGTATATCTTATATTTTCGGCTGTATGTGTTTTCTCCATTTTCTCTGGTTCTGGTAAATTAGGATCTAATTTGGTTCCACCTGTTCCGACTATATATTGGTTTATTGTCATCGTTTTATCATTTGCTAGTTTTAATGTAATTAGTCCTTCTTGGTATAAATGCAAATCTGAACATAAATAATAAAATAGGGCTTTTGGTAATTTATTATAAATTTTTTTTAAAACAGGTTTAAAACCCAGATGGATATCACTTGTAAATTTTATTGGTACTACTTCTGTCTTTTTATATTTTATTTGAAATATCGGGTGATGTCCAACTATTATAACATGTTTTATTGTTGTGATTCCTCTTTGTGCTTTATTAATTGCTTGTTGAATTTTAACATATTGATAACGTCTTAAATATTTTATTGAGAGAAAGCGTAACTTTATATCTTTATAAAAAGGATTGTTTTCAAAAAATGTATTATAACAAGGTAAATATGTGGTTGTATCCTTTTCGAGTTCATATATACTTGTATCTATCATTAATAATAATGTTTCATTATTTATAAACTCTGATTTAAAGAATACATAATCAATATTTTTTTTTTCTTTAATTGCTTTAAGTTCTAATTGTATTATTTCACATTCATTTTTTTCTGGTCTACGAGACTGTAGATCACTTGGACTAGTAACAAATAAATTTTTTTTATCATTTCTATCTAAATCATGATTGCCAAGTATCATAGTAATTGGTATATCAACAGGTAATGATAATAGACCGGCTTTTAAGACTTCTGTATATATTGTTTTTTCCTTTGTTGTAGATGGTGCTTTTTCTAATTTTTTAGATGTCTCATCTTTTGGTGACTTGTCTTTTTTTTCTGATTGTTCTCCTTTTGGTGACTTGTCTTTTTTTTTAGATGTCTCCTCTTTTGGTGACTTGTCTTTTTTTTTATCTTCTATTTTATGAGGATAATAATTATCTCCTGATATGATTAATTTATCTGGTGGGTCTAATTCGTCAAGTTTTTTTTTTATAAATGTCATTACATCATTTGCACGTCCTTGAACGACACCATCTATAGTATTCAAATTATTCCAACATCCAAATTGCCAAAATTTAAAAGTAGCCATTTGTCTTTCTCTATATATAGACTATACTATAATATATAAACTATGTAATCTATAAACTATGTAATCTATAAACTATGTAATCTATAAAAAAATTGAATTCTTAAAATACTATTATTATATAACTTATTATATAGTACAACATGGATGCCTATTTTAGCAATGAGAAAATAACAGACTCTGATTTGTGCAATACAAAATATAGTATAGCTGTTTTAGAAAAACATTTTCATTATTTAAATAAAAAAGTGGTGCTTTGTACTCAAGATTTAAATGCAGAGTTTTGTGTAAAATATATATTAGATATGGACGTTGACTCAGGAAGCGAAGACAGCTACTTATATGATAAAAATCATATTCTTAGGATGCAGCAACATATTAGCGAAGAAGAATTTGATAAAGCTTATGCTTTACTATATAATGATGATTAAATTTATAGTTGTTTTGTTTTATGTTTTATGTTTTTTGTTTTATGTTTTATGTTTTTTTTCTTTAAATTGAAAAATAGTTATTAAAATATATTAAAGTTATATATACACATTTTATTTAATAAGGCTATGAATATTCAATTGCTACAGCAAGCTCTTGAAAATGATGATAATTTAAATATTATTAATACAAATATTCAAGATATTAAAAATAAAAAAAATGAAATATTACAAGAACTTGGACTAAAGAGAGATGACTTGAAAAGTTTTCATAAAAAATTAAATGGCTATATGTATATAGACAATATAAGCGATTTAAAATATGGGCGAAACATACGATGGATTAATTTGAAACGCTTGGACCCAATAAAAATAACAAACGGCTCCGTTTTATGTGATATAAAAATGGGTGCTAAAGGTATAGTATTAGTGTTAAAGGGTTTTAATGCTAGCTATATTACATTATATTTTAATGAAAATATACTATTTCAGAAAATTAATGATGAGGAAAAAATGATTCTAAAAGCTGTTGAATACTTGGAAAAAAGTTGTTGACTTGTTGTCTTATTGACTACTTACTAAAAAATTGATTTGCTTAGTTTTATTACTATTTTTATAGTATATAAAATTATATAGTATAAAAACTAATTGCTTAAACTAAACGTAAGACTAAGACTAAGACCAAGACTAAGCCTAAGCAAAAATAATGACTAATACTTTTTGCGACTTAAATGATGATGTTTTTCATATTATTATAAGTTATGTAAAACATTTTAGTTATCTTGCATTACTTAAGAGAACGTGTTTAGCTAACTATAATTGTGTATCGCGTTTATCAATTGCCAAACTTATGTTGTCTAATAGACTAGGTCAATTTTCACAGCGAACATATTGTGTAAATATTAATTGTTGTGAAGATAGTAAGGAAGTATTTTATAAACATTATCGTAATGGTGATTTTTGTTATGAACATATTAGGCAATTTGCCTTACAAAAAACAATAGCCTTAATT